GACCTCTACTGGGAAGTGGACCATGTCCACGCCAAGAGGGTCATTGGGTACAACGTGTACCGTGCCTTCGACTATCCGACGAACTGGGTGAAGATCAACCGTGAGATCCTCCCCGGCAACCGCTTCAGAGACGTAACGACGTTGGTGGCGCGTGAGTACACGATTCAGCAGAAGGACTGGGTTGAGTTCGGGCAAGAGGGCCACTACATTTTCAAGCTCCCCGAGCAAGCCTACTCGAAGCAGATCTTAGGCCGCGCCATCGTCGCCAACGGGCCTGCTGACGTCACCGTTCTCGCAGACGGCGTACCCTACCGTCCCGAGCAAGTCAATCCGCTCGACTCTACGGTCGCTCTACAGCAGTTTCTCGCGCTCCCTACGGGCGGCGAAGTCTCAGCCTTCCCCATCCTTGATCCAACGACGGTGCAGGTCTGGAAGGTGCGCTACAACGCGCTGACCAATTTCGTCGATATCTACACGAGTTTCCAGCGTACCTACTACACGATAGTGTCGGTCTACGAGGGTGGTGCCGAGGCGTATCTCCCCGGCCAAGAGCCTGCTGCCGTGAGGGATACGTTCCAGATCGAGTCTCAGGATTACATCAAAAGGGAGATGATCCGGCGCAACGGGTGGATCTTCGAGCAGGTTGGAGAGCCTTGCCATCTCCTCTTTCGGCGCACTCAGGGTATCCCCTGCCTTTGCAGCGCGGCTCTAGCGCAGGCTCGTACGGCCTGCCCTGACTGCTACGAGACCAAGATTGTAGGCGGCTACTACGGGCCTGTGGATTTCCTGTATATTGACCCAGATACGGGCGCTACCGCCACGATTGAAGAGGGCGGTCGCAAGGTAGAGCGCATCACGCGCTCCTATCTAGGACCGGGGCCGCTGGTCGAAAACGGTGATCTGATCGTCCGGAAGAACGGCGATAGGCTGGTCATCTCGAACGTCAACCGGAAGGCTCCGCAAGGAAGCCTCGTCCAGCAGGAGTATGACACAGAGCTTCTGCAAAATCACGACACCCGGTACTTCATTCCGGTGGTCAATGTCGTGCCTCCAGAGATTTTCAACCCGGCGAACAAGGACGCTCCAGTGAGTGAGCCGGGCACTGAACCAGTCAGCGATCCAAAGACTGGTCCACAAGCGAAGGAATGGGAAGAGCGAAAGGATCCACCGCTCGGACGCTCGATCACATGGGGCAACATCCAGACGTAGCAAATTGTTGCTACGACACACTAAGTTGAGGGCTGATCTCTATGAATTTCGATCCGAAAAAGATGGCGGGGCTGTTGACAGACCTTCTGGTGGAAGACCAGCCTGAGACAAACGACAAGTTGCAGGACACCGTGGGCGGTCAGTTCGATCAGGCAACCTCGACCTTCACCCAGTTCAAACCGGAAACCCTCAAGGGCACGAAAGCCAATCCGATGTCCCCGGTCGAGGGCGATGAGATTTTCTTCACCTACATGATTCCCGGAGCCATCTTCCAATCGCACGATGGTTCGCTCTGGAACATTCTGGATTACGAATGGGACGGACGCGTGGAGATTGAAAACGTCTGGTACCCTCGCACGCACGCTCAGGTTTCGCTCGATGACATCCGTCGTTCGATTCACGCTTGGGTTGTTCCAGTTCAGCAGACCGTTCCTCCTCCGCCTGAGGGCGTCGCATACGGAGCTCAGACCGTTAAAGTCGTGAAATAAGGAGCGTCCTGTGATTGATCTGACTGGAGGCAACCTCACTGCTTACCTGCTTCGTGAGGTCTTCGAGGTCATGGGGAAGCACCCTAGATTCAGGCGTGCTACCGTAGGCCAGAGTGCTGTCTCCTTCATCCAGAATAACGCCATCACATTGGGCAACGTCTCATGCCTCGTGAAGAACATCTCTACACAGGGCACTCGCCTCTCGCCGGATTACTTCTGCTACATTCAGATGGGTTACACCATTCTCGCCAAGGTCGGTGACCACGACGGCGCTTTCGTTGAGTGGGTTCAGGACATCGAGCCGAAGGCCGCCATCCCCGGTGTTTACTACATCACTGTGGACAAGGTGGTCGAGAAAACTCTGGAAGTGGAGCTGGCCGTTCAGAAGTTCTTGTGGTATCAGGGCGGTGTAAAGAACGTGCAGGGGCAACTGGTGTACCTCGCTCCTCAGTTCAATCCTAAGACGGTGATCGTCAGCGATGCGAATACTGGTTACGTGCTGGTTCCATACGTCGACTACACCCCTTGGCTGAATTACCTTATCATGATTCGGCAGGTCGATGTCCTGCAAATCACAACCGCTGATTCGCCACCTGTGCAACTGCAAGGCGGAACAGATTTCTGGATCAAGCTCGAGACCTCTGTTCAGATCGCAACGAACACCGCGTTCGGCGCAGCTGACGTGAATGTTCCCGGTGAGTTTGAACCCTTCCCCGTCATCACCGATCAGCTCGGCTATGTGTTGATCAATGGTAAGGACTACACGATTACGGGAGTGAACGCAGAGCAGAACGTGAACATCATTACGCTTTCGTCCTCGTCTCCGGCTGGCACGACGCTTACCGCGAGCGGCATCATGCGCTTGGATCCAAACAGTGAAGCAGCATTTAAGGCGGAGAACATCCTGCCCATCACACTGCCAGCGAATCAGAAATTATCCAGTGGGAAGGCCATCACGTCACAGGGTAATTTCACCTACGACAAACTGATTGTTCGCCCGGATGGTTCGGTCACTTTGCCCATTGTTCTTCAGGCGGGCGGCTGGTATAAATATGACCTTCGGGTCTCCACGCCAGTCGTGGAAGGTATCAAAGCCCTGAAGCAGAATCTGAACCGTCTACAGAAGGTCACCCACGATCAGAGCGGGCAGGAATTGACACGTACAGATGTCATTCCCGGTGTCTGGCTAGCTATTGGAGACAACGTCACGGAACAGGATCAGGTTGCGATCTTGGTATCGCCAACTCGGACCGAATGTTATGAGGTTTACGGCAGCAAGGAGAATCTGACTTTCACACTCGATGTGAAGGCCAATGATCTGATGACGGCTTCCGAGCTGTCAGAGCTGATCAAGGCTGAGTGGACCTACAAGAACCGTGATAACATGGAAGCTGATGGGATCACGATCTTTGATATCTCTCGTGAGCAAACGGGTGAGGCGCGTGATGCTAGCGGAACCGCTACGACATACACGTACTCCTTGAACGTGACAGCATCATGCGATTGGAAGGGCTTTGTGCCTCTAGTCAATCGCGTCACGCACATTGACGTGGTTCCCACCACGACCCTCAGTTATCCCACGCGCTTACAGGTGCTTGGGGCGGCACAGTTTGTGCCGGACGACGTGTAACTTTCTGGAGCTAATGATGATTTATAAGTACAGGTGTCAAGATCAGGAATGCGACGTTCTCTCTGAGAAGGCCATTCCGATGGCGGACTTCGACTCGACGATCGACGCGAAGTGCGGCAAGTGCGGCGGCGTTGCGAAGTACGAGTTTCAAGGTGCGCCAGCCGTGGCAACATCAGGAATGTCGCAAGCCCCGCTGGATGTTGTTATCGGCAGGGATGCGGAAAGACGCTGGAAGAACATCAACGAGCGTCAGAGCAACAGGGACAAGGTTCGCAGGGAAGCAGGGAAGACGGGGCTCACCCAGACAGGCTACAATGAGTTCCAGCCGATCTCTGATGAACGAAAGGCAAAACGGACCGAGGGTATGAGAGCCGTGGAAAAGGAAGGATTCAAGCCGCTCAACGACTAGTAGGCTTGTCGCTTCTGAATTTTCCGACTTTCGATAACCTAGGTAGAAGAGTTCTAGCCAACAGGAGCGATTGATATGGCACTTTTTTCTTCATCTTATGTTGCGCCCGGTGTTTACACCGAGGTAGCGTTGAACGCGACGACTGCGCCGCTCTTCGGCAACTTGCGCATCCCGGTGCTTATCGGTGAAGGCCAAGAGACATTCACATTCAGCAACATCGAACTCTTCCGTGGCTCGTCTTCTGTCGCTGACAATCAGGTCGTTTCAGAAGACCTCTCCGCTCAGATCACCGCTCCGACCCGCACTCTTCAGCTGACCTACTTCCCACTCGTGACTGGCGCTGGCACGGGAAACACCAATGTTGGTCCGACCGATGTTCAGGTCGTTGACAATGGCATCCCGGTCACCATCCTTTCAGTGAATGGCGCGACAGGCGTCGCGACGGCTCAGACCTTGTTCGAGCCGGGTGACAGCATTCAGGCAACTTACTACTTCAAGAAGCGCGACACGCTGGTCTCGAAAGAGGACGATTCCGATCAAGTTCCTTCTTATGCAACCGCGCTCGTGACCGATGGCGGCAGCGACACGATGCTGGTCACCCTCTCGCTCCCCGGTGACGAAGGCAATCTGATCTCACTGATGTTGGTTGACGGCGCTTTTCAGTCCCCTCCGACGACCGCACCTGATGCGCTGGCCGTGAGTGGCGCTGGCACCGATTCGATCCAGATCCAGCTCCGCAACACAGACAACTCGCTTCGCACACTGGCTCAGGTCGCCAAGCTGATCAACGCTGGCATCCCGACTCTGGACAGCGGCTATCTGGTGGTCAGCACCACGACTGGCTCGCAGAACAACCCTTGCGAGGACAGCGAATTCCAGTTCACTGGTGGCGCTGGTCCGCAAAGCAACACGGTCTTCCAAGTTCAGAATGTTCCGATCGTCGACGGCTCCAATGGCGGTGTCGTGACGACCAATCCTTCGAACGTCACAGTGACAGTCAACGGCGCTCCGGTTGCCGTGACCGCTGTCGATGGCGCGAACGGCATGATCACCTTGGCGAAAGCGGTTCCCGCTGCTGCCGAGCTGTTGATCACCTACTTCTTCAACCACTATCAGGACACGTGGGATCTGCTCCCCGGCCCCGGCCAAGTGGCATCGCTCAGCTTGGTTGGTCTCGGACCGAACCGCGCTGACTTCACGCAGGGCATCGACTACACGCTCGGCACGGACGCGAACAGCGGCCTGAGCATCATCAATTGGGGCAACGCGGCTCTGATCTCAGCTGGCGCTGCGGCGTCTGGCAGCGGCGGCATCTCGACCTTCACGGCCACCGTGATCAACACGACCCTGTACGACAACAAGGCTTATCTGCAAGCGGCTTCCGGAACGGTGAACGGTAAGAACGCCACCTTCAAGCTGTCTGAATCTCCGACCGATGGTTCTGGTCTGGGTCTTGCGACCAACAACCCTGCTCTGATCTCGGTGTACGCCGGAACCGATCCGGTCAACGCTCTGTTGAACGGCCCGTTGCAGGTCATCACGCTCTCCGGTGCGTCAGGACAGTTCACGCTGTTCAACCCGCCAGCAGCTGGCCTCAAGGTCTACGCGACTTTCTGGTACAACCAGATCAACAACCACGTCTTCACCTTGGCTGTGGTCAATCCGCAGATCAACGTGGGCGGCGGCACCTACAGCATCGTGGACGACGAAAGCCGTCCGGTTCCGACTGTCGTGCTCGGTGCCAACTCCGTCACGCAGCAATCCAACTTTGACGAGACTGGGATCGTTTGGCCGAACGGCAATAGCGATCTCGAAACTGGTCTGGGCGGCATCGCTGAGACGATCACCGTCACGTTCCAAGCTGACGACGACAGCGTCATCACTCCGGCTCTTCAGGCTTCTGGCCGTCTGCCTGCTGCCTCTGGCATTCAGCCCAGCAGCTGGCTGGTGTTCCAGAACACGACTCCGGGTTCCGCTGGAAACGCTGTAACAGTCACGTTTGTCTCTGGCACGCCAACTCCAGCGGCTACCGCTGTCTCGGCCACTACCAATGCGGTCACGGTTCAGGTCACCGACCAGAACGGTAGCCCTCGCTCCCTTGGTGCGATCGCTGCTCTGTTCGCGGGCGGCATCTTGACGCCGGGTGGACAGATCAACTCGCTGGGTCAGGTCTTCACGACCGCTGGCGGCATCATGATCGTCACTCTGAAGGGCGCGGCTGCGACTCTGGCTCCGGCTTCGGTCTCTGTCACCTTGTCTGGTGGCACGGATGCGGTTTACGAGAGCAAGGCTGTTGAATTCGTGGTCACTTCGAGCGCGGGCGTTCTGGGAACTCAGGGAACTGGCTACCTCGGTCAGACATTCGAGAGCGCAGTCACGGGCGTGAAGTTCACGATCGTGGACCCTGCCTCGGCTC